GTGCCCTAGTCATAATATTATCAAAAGTATTTTCTTCACTATACATTTATATTCACCCCCATTGTTACATTTCCATATTTACTAATTACAATAAAAGAAACATCTATACTATCATTTTGTTTTTTATCTACTTTTACATTTTCGATTCTTTCAATTCTGTCATCTTGCAATAGTGCCTCTTCTATTCTTCTTTGCAAATCTCCCAAAATAAAATCATAGTCTTTGCCGATTAAATTTTCAAATTCTACTCCGTAATCCCATGAATATACTAAACTATTAAATCTTTCTGTATGTAATATTTTATATACTGCTTGTTTTACAGCCTCTAAATCGTCAATTTCCCCTATAATACGTTTTTCTTCAAAATTGATTTTATATGTTTTATTTGCAAATTGTTCTGTTTGAAATTCTGCATTAAAGTCGTAAGTTTCTGGAGTTATTTGCATCTTTACCTCCATTTCTATACCTTATCTAGTACAAAAAATAGTTGTCCTCCATGTTGTCTTAAAAGAAGAACTTTATCGCCTACTTTTAGGGATATATCTACCTTTTTAAACACACTTGGTACAACTATTTTTGAACTAGGTATTATTAATTTTTCTATTTGTATTTGTATAGGATTAGCTTGTACAACAGTTCCATATTGAATAGTGCTTAAATCTGCATTGCTCATATAATTTTTTACAACTTGTTTTATTATATCTATCATTATTTTAACACCTCCGAAGATGGCATTAATAAATCTAAACTCATTGTATAAGCCTTATCAAATGTATGTGTGGCTTTTTCTACAACAAAAAAATTATTAATGTTCACATCATTTATATCTTGTAATTTTACGAATACTCCACTCCCTGCTTTTATTGTTTCTATCCCTATACTATCTAATTTTAATTTTAATTGTTCTCTATTCTTTGTTTTCAATAAAGTATTAGCTTTATCTACAATTTGTGAATAATTCATGTTATTACTAACTTTTTCATAATATTGTAATAACCCCCATTTTCCTATTGTTGAAGTATCTTTTGCAACATATACCTCCCTTTTTTTAGTATCTTTGTTATCATGTACTAATTTGATTTGGTTATATGTATCATCATCTATACTTTGTGTAAAATCGTAACCTATACAATTACTTGTATCTCCTATTAAAATATTAGTTCTCATGTTGTAAATATCTTCTAATGCTAGTTTTCCAAAATCATCATAAAAGCAATATCTATCTCCACTAATCTTTAAATTTTCAGAAATAGCATTATAGATTATATCTAAAAAAGTTTTGTTGTCTTCCACTCTCTCTGGTAGTATATCTGATACTTCTAAATTTCCTACTTGTAACCCACATTGATTTGCTATTTTTCTGATAATTCCTGCTATATTTAAACCTGTCAATGTCATACTGTCTTTTGCTTTTAAATATCTTAATTGGTCATAGGCTGTAATACTCATTGTCTTTTCATCTTTTTTTTGTTTTTTAAATATGTAACCAAAAAACATTCCTACATTATTATATTTAAATCTTATAACAGATCCATTACTAAACTTTGCAACTTTGTCTTTGGCCATATCAAAGGTTAATTTACTACAGCCATCATTTAATTTTTGTTGTATCTGAGGTTTTATCACTATATCTTTTATATCGAATGTTTGATTAGTAACTACGTCTTGTACTAAAATTTCAAAGTTCTTCATGTATCTACCTCCTATGGAATAACAAATACTTGATTAGGATATATTAAGGATGGCTTTTTTATTTTATCCTTATTAGCATTATATATTTTCATATATTGATTACCATTTCCGATAGTATTTCTTTGCAATATTCCATAAACAGTCGCCTTTTTTTACTGTATATGTTCTTATTTGTGCAACTGCTGGGGTACTTGCTGGTCTTGCTGGGGTATTTTCTTTTATAACATGAATTTTCTTTTTTATGACAATATTTACTGTTTTAGAAGTAAAAGGTCTATATTCTAAAAGGCTAAAATTAATCTTTAAATCTCCCTCTTCTAGTGCCTCTTCATCAATATCTAACGAATCAATAGTTACTAATATAGATATATTTTTTAAATCTTTTGCCTCCGAATAGTCCCTTGTTAGAATAAATCTTATAGGGTTTTTATCTTCCATGTATTTTTGAAATTTCTCTAAATAGAAATATGGACCTTTAAATTGATTTTTGGTAGTTATGTATGTTAAAGGCTGACATGGAAATTCTGCCTCAAATTCTATTGTCTGTAATTTAACATCTCCTATAATATTTATTGCTCCTAAACCTACTACATTCTTTTTTGTTCCCTCTTGTTCAATACCTATGCTAAATTTTTCTGGGTTTACTGGTAGTCTTATTGTGTCATTATTATAATCAAAGAAAAATCCATAATTCATTAATCATATACCCCCTCTGCTACTTCGGAAAGTTCCTCTTCAAGTATTTGTTTTATTCTATCCTTTACTTTTTCTGCATCTGCCGTTTCGTGAATATCGCCAAACTGCATTGTAACATTTGGTGCTAATGTTGCCGTAGTAAATTTATTTACCCATTCTTGCTCTGCAAAATCTTTCATGTATTTTAAATCTTCATCAGATATATTTACCTCTCCTGCTGTATCTAGCTTTCCACCATCTGCTTTTACTGGGATACTTCCTGCTGTTACTTTTGCTGCTGCATTATTTCCTGTATCTAATGCTCCATTTATCTTATTTTGTAAATCTCCCATCCAATTATTTCTGTTATCTACTCTACTTTGTCTTGTTGCCTCTGATTCAATAACCTTATTTTGTATATCTGTTGCTGATTTACTTAAATCTGCTGCGAATTTTGCTTTATTTTCATTAATAGAATTATTAATCTCTGTCATATCATCTAGCATACCTTGCAAATCTTCATTTCTTCTTACAACATTATCCATCATGCCTTCCATAGCTTTATCAGCAAAATCTGCATATTCTGCTTTTTCTATTTTTACACCTGGTATTTTATTTAAAATATCAATAATTCCATTTACTATCCAAAGCACTCCGTTATATAACCCTTGGAAAATATATAAAATTCCAACTCCAACAGCCTCTAGTCCATTTTGGAACATATACCATGCCCATAAAACACCATAGGCAACACCAACCATACCTAATAAGAAAAATTGACCTATTAATATTAAGCCATAAAATACTGTTTTCAAGCCTAACCATAACGTCATTGCTCCAATTACAAGCATATCCCATAAGTAAATTATTCCATAAGCCACTTGGTCGTTAGTAAAATAGAAATACATTAATATAATAATGAGTGCTACTATCGCTGCTATAATTAGTCCTGCTGGATTAGCCATCATTGCTGCATTTAATATTGCCTGTCCTGCTGCTGCTAACATAGTATAAACTTTGTATGCTATTAATGCTCCTATTATTCCCCATATAATTGGAGTAAATGGCTCCATTACATTACATAACCACACAAAACCTTCCACCAGAAAATTTACAGCCTCTGCTGCTAATTGTATGCCTATACATAAATTTTCAAAAAACTCTTGAAATTCTTGAGTATTAATAAGTTCACTAACTTTTTCTATTACTGGTGTAAATGCTTGTATCGCCTTATTTTTTATTAAAGTCCAGTAATCTCCAAAAGTTTTAGGCATTTTCTTATACCTTCCTTCAATTTCATCAGCTGCCTTGAACATTGCATTTTTTATTATATCTGCTGTAATTGTTCCTTCTGATGACATTTCTTTTAAATCGCCGTTTTGTCTTTCCTGTATATTTAGCAATTGCATCTGCTACCAAAGGGGCATTTTCCATGACACTACGGAATTCATCTCCTTGTAATTTTCCTGCTGCCATAGCCTGTGTCAACTGATATGTTCCTGATTCTTGTTCTTGTGTACTTGCTCCACCAACTTTAAATGATTTATTCAATAACTCCGAAAATCTAATTATTTCATCATTATTATTGAAAGCATCTCCTGCAAGTAAGCCTAATTTTGATACATTTGCTGCTGTTGTTGCATACGAACTCCTACTATTATTAGCTGACTGCATAATCTTATTTTGTAATTGTTTGTCTGTTTGGTTTCCGTCATTAATCATACCTAATCTTGCATTTGTTAATGTTGTATCATCTATAACATTTATTGCTATTTTTGCTGTGGCCAATGATAATAAAGTTCTAATTAAGCCACCTACTGATGAGGTGGCTTTATCTGCTTTATTTTTAACTTTATCAAAATATTGACTAAGTTTATTAGAAGGTGGATTTTTTAATTTTTTAATTTTTTCATTAAACTTATCTGTAGCATAACTTATTTTATTAATTTTCTTTTCTGCTGTTGTTGTAAAATTAATGATTTTATTCATTGTTCTAGTATATTTGTCTTGAATAGAGAAAATAGTTTCAATTTTTTTAGCCATATTTTTGCCTCCTATTTTTTCATTTTATCAACTTCTTTTTTCTTAGCTTTGCACCATAACTCACTGGAAGCATATACAAAGGCTCTTTCTCGTCTACTCAAACTAAATAATTCATGTGGCAAAATATGCAATTCTTGTAATATATAATGTGCTAAATTTGCCTCTGCACTTTTGCCATTTATTAGTTTTTTGCCTCTTCCACCAAATTATCCATTGAATTTTCAATTATTTCTTCTTCTGCAAATCCAGAAACTTTAATTTGTAAGTTTGCTAGTTCATCTGCAGACAACATTTTTTGTAGTAGATCGTATGCACCTAATGCACCATAACTACTTTGTAATTTTGTATCCGTTAAATCTGGAAAAATAACAGAACTTGTAATAAACTCTTCTTGATAAGCCTCACTACCAAATTGTTCTTCTATCCTTCCTAACTTATTTTTTATCTTTTTTGTATGTTTTTTTCTTAAATTATTACTTTCTTTTCCTGTAAGTTGTTTTAATATCCATGGTATAGGGTTTCCGTCTTTATCTGTAAACCTTGTACTAACTACCATTTTTATATTTTCAATTGGTTTTGCATTTCCTTGTAAAAATGCTTGTAAATCCATTTCATTATTGTTTTCGTCCATATTATAAATCCTCCTATATTAATTTTCTGTTGTTTTAAAATATTCTAATCCGTCAATATCATCAAATGTAAAATCTGCCTCTTGTGTTAGTCCGTCTTCACTATCAACATCAATTTTACCTGCTAATAACTTTGCTATAATTACATCTTTAAGCACCATCTCCTGTCTTCCAATATCAGATGTAGGATCATCATTATACATTTGAATTGAAATTTTAGGAGATTTCCCTGTTTTAATGTAATTAATCATTTCTTTTAATATATCAGAATTGTTAAAGAACATTGTAATACTTCCAGAGCCTTTTGCTCCACATACTTTATGTGCAACCATTCTATGCCCTAATATTTTTCTTTCAGAAACTATTAGTTCAATGTTTGCCTCTAATTTTGTAAGTTCAAATAATTCTCTTGTTTTTCCATTAATCGTAACAAATCCCTTACCTTCATTACTATTTAAGGTATTTTCGACTTTTAACATAAATTATTGCACCTCCACATTCATATATATTTTTTCAATAGAATCTACTGGCTGTACTGCTATATTAATCAATACACTATCTATATTATTTCCTTCTACAACACTAACGTCATCTTCAACAAAATTTTGGAATGCTCCTCTATTTTGTTTTTCCTTAATGTTATCAATTATAGCTGCTCTTAAAATATTTCTTCCATCCACATTATTACTTATCTTGCCTATATAACTTTGTTCAAAAATATGTTTTATATCACTTGCCAAACCGTCTAATGCTCTAACTACTCTATTTTTTGAAAAGTCAGAATTTTTTTCTACTGTAAATGTAACTAAAGAATTTATATCTTGCTCAATTACAACTGTTTCATCATTTCGTCTAGTAAATATGATTTTTCCTGCTTTCAATGCTTTCTCTGTATCTCTATTATTTAGTCTAGGGTTGGCATCTACTGCACCTTTATATTGTGTATATGTATTACTTTGGTTTATATCAGAAACAGAACTTAATGCTGCAAAATATGCTGCACATTGTGCATTTGTTAATTCTGTGCCATCTTCTAATACTACTCCATTTTTTATTGTTGTTATCTTTTCATAATCTGCTGCATAATCTCCCATAACTGCTTTTACTCTAATTCCTTCTTGGTCATTCATTCTTTTAACAAATGTTACAATTAAAGCCTTTGTTGCGTCATCTGTTCCACAATATGCAATATAATTATAATTTTCTAACTCTAAAGCCTCTAAGAATTTTGGATAAACATTTTCTTCTGTTGCTTTTTCTGTTGTTCCTCCTTCAAGTTTAACAGTAGTAGCTTTGCTTATTGCTCCTGTTCCTGTAATTGTTATATAATCGTTTTCTTCAAATTCTTCATAGTTAGATATTGTTTGACTATCAATTTTCGTTCCTTCTAAATAAGTAATAACATCATATTTTGTTGTATCTTCAACATTATTTGCTATTATAACTGTAATTTCATTTCCTTTTGTTCCTGCATATTTAGCCATTATAGTTTTATCTTCTTCTACAGTTGCTTTTGCTTTTTCTCCACCATTTAATCTATAAACTAATATTTTACTTGTTTCTTTCAAAATTTCTTTTAATAGTAATACTTTTTCATCATTTAAGTTATATCCTAATTTTTCGTAAATTTCTGTTTCATCTTCTATTCTTGTTATTGCTTGTTCTTTTCCAAAGTCTAACTCTAAAGCAATTGCAACTACTCCGTTTATATCATTTTCTGTCATTCTCATTTTGTTAGTTTTAATATTTTGATATACCCCTGGTCTAATTTTGTTTTGTTTATTAAATGTACCTCCTGCCATATTACAAAATCTCCTTTCCTAATATTTCTTTTATTTCACTTTCTGTTTTAAAAAGTGCATTTCCCCATTTACTTATTAAAATATCTTTTTCAATAGGTTTTAAATTCATTTGTTGGACTTGATCCTTTATGAATTTTCTTTCAATTTTTTCTTTTATTTGTTTAGGCATTTTCTTTCTCCTTTTCTGTTATTTTTTCAATACTATCAAGTTTTGGCTCATCTTCAATTTTCTTTTTAGTATAAAATTGAATTTTAAAAGTAAATATTAAATCCTTGTCTTGCATTTCAATATCTTTATCTTTTATTCTAAAGTGCATTTCCTTGTATTCAATAATATTAAAACCTTCATTCAAGGTATCTCTTACTTTATATGCTTTATATCTTGCCTCTTCCTCATGAAAGTCTTGAAAATAAACAACTCTCATGTCCACTGTATCATCATATCTATTGCCTACCATCTTTTTTGTATTCTCTCGTATGAAATCAATAAAAAAACAAGGTTCTTCATAACCTTGCTCTAGTCCTTCATCATATACATTTACCTTCGGAAACAATGTTTTTAATTCTTGTGCAATAGCTTGTATTATATCATCCATTGTAATTTCTTTCATTTCTCATACCTCTTTTTAATTTCTTCAATTTCTTTATTAGCTTTATTTACTAAAAACTTTTCAGCCCTACCAGTCGCTTTTTCAAGCATAAATTTTCCTTTGACATATTTTGTTTTACTTCCCATTAAAACACCTTCTTTTGAAAACGGATCGTATTCAAACTTATTTCCAACCCA